TATAGCCTCTATGGCGCTTTATATGATTGGGATGGACGATGAAGACTTTAAGAAACGTCAAGATTGGGATAGAGACAACTTCTGGTGGTTTAAAATTGGAGACACGGCATTCCGTATTCCTAAGCCATATGAGATTGGTGGGATTGGCACATTAGCCGAGCGTGGTTTAGAGCAGTTTATGGATGATAGCGTAGAAAGTAAAGTATTTTTCAGTAGAATGGGGCAGTACGTTTTAGATACATTATCTCTAGACCCAACGCCTCAAGCCATTAAACCAATGTGGAATGTCTTAAATAATAGAGATTCATTTACTGATGCGCCGATTGAAACGCCGGGCATGGAAAGATTTACAAAAACACAAAGATATTCTGATAAAACTTCTGGAGTTGCTAGAGGTTTAAGTGAAGCAATCAATGTTCCTTTGAGTGCGGTAGGGCTAGAAAATACTGGTCCATCGCCAGTTCAAATAGATTATCTTGCTCGTGGATATTTTGGCTGGTTGGGTGGTTTAGTGGGGTCTACGGCGGCAAGAGCGCTTGAAGATAAACCATCTAAACCGATGTTAGATGCTATTGGAATTGCTCAGACCGAGCCAGAAGTTAACTCTAAGTATATTACGGACTTTTATAGAAGCAATGCAAAAATACAAACTAACTTTGCCGATTTAAAGAGATATGCCGAGCAAGGAAACACGGAAAAAGTAGCAGAGATAATGAAAGAAAAAGGCGATTTAATTGGATTGCAAAAGTTATACTCTCAAACTGTAAATCAAATGGCAGAACAAAGAAAATATATTCAATATATTTCAGATAAGCAAGATATTCCAAGAGATGAGCGTCAGAAAATGATTAATGTACAAAAAGAAATTATGAGCAAAATGGCGGAGAATGTAGAAGATATTAGACGGTCACTTAAGAAGTAATTCGTCCTCTGCCATTTGACAAAATATACTACATTCTATGTTGGGTTCTTTTGGGTAATTGCCATCAGTAGGCTTTAATTCATCAAGATATCTATCTTTAAATATCTTTTGTTGTTTAAATCTTTCTAACTTAGCCATACGGTCAAAGTGTTCTGGAAAGTCTATTTTAATTTTATTCCAATAGCCCATACCGCCTTTTACACAACCGATACAATTGTTATTGTTATACCCTAATTTATACATCATGGGAAGCTCGATGCCGGCATTTTTTAGCATAGCCAAGCAATCTTCTTTTCCTAGGCTCTTATCAATTAATGGTGTCCATATATCTACATCGTTATTAGCATCTATAAAGCGGTCTAATCGGGCTTGCTCTTCGGCGGTATATCCAAACACTTGCCTATCTCCAACTTGTTCAAACTTTTGACGAACACTTTTTTTTAAGGTTCTTGTGCATGGTGCTCCCTTAGGAGTTTTAATATAATTCTTCTCAAATACTTTATAGATAGACCTATCGTATTTATCATTTCCAAGAATAAGAATTTCTTGTCCAAACCATTTTTCACAATCCGCTAAGAATCTTTTGTTGTCAGGATGCTCTTCAATAACCTCTGTATACGCAATAATTAATGGTAGTTTTCCTGCATTTTCAGCAATTGCTAACTTTGTAGCAACTGCGGAGGCGGCTCCACAACTAAACCAGCATACAATTCTACTCATACAATCTCCAAATGTTCGTTCTCAAATAACCAGCCTATTGTCTTGCGGTGCGCTTCTTCCCAAAGATTAACTCTTTCTTCTTTTGAAAGTTTATTTCCTTGGTCAAGTTCCATGTGACAGCCGTAACATAAAGCAGCGATTCTATAGTCGTGCGCTTTAATTCCCCGTCCTTTACCATCTCGTAACTGATTACTATGTGCTGCAACTATCGTCCCATCCCTCGTTTCGCAGTTCTGGCACGGTGATTGTCTCACCAGTTCTAAGAGTTTCTTGTTTCTGTACATAATATATCCCGTTTATTTCGGTGATTATATACCCTATATTTAAATATTCGTGTTGTATATTATCCATAATGTTAAAATTGTTTGTTATTTTAAATAATTTATAATATGATTCAATGAATTACATCACAGGGAGTGAAAATTGTCTACGCCAAGTCTAACAAAAGTTCAGATGCAAGAAGTAATTGATGCCTACAATAAAACAGGTTCAAAAACGGAGGCAGCAAAATTACTGAATCTCCATCTTAACACATATAGTAGTCGATTTAGAACCGCAACTCAAAAAGGGTATAAGCCGGATATAAAATCAGAAGCAACAGTTATGGATAAACTTAAAGATGCCCATGACCGAATAAGACAATTAGAATCAGCCGCATCTGCCAATCAAGAAGAACAATTAACAGCAGAATATATTAAGAAAAAAATCATCAAACTCCGTGACGGAAAAACAACAACTCCCAACTGGTTAATTAAATCAAAAGAAAAAAAGAAATTTGCTGGAGTTCCCACTTTATTTGCATCAGACTGGCATTGGGGTGAGATAGTAGACCCGAATCAAATTAACGGTGTCAATGAATACAATTTAACCATTGCTCAGAATCGGGCAAAATCTATGGTGGAGAAAGCCATAGATTTACTTCAGAATTATGTAGCAAATGCAAATTATCCGGGGATAGTTTTTGTGCTTGGTGGTGACATGGTATCCGGCGATATCCACGAAGAATTAATGGCAACCAACGAAAAAGAAATTATGCCGACAGTTCTCGACCTATTCGGAGTCTTGTGTTGGTGTATTGATACATTGGCAAATGAATTTGGACAAGTATTTGTTCCTTGTGTATCAGGTAATCACGGTAGAAATACACATAAGATTAGAGCAAAGGGTAGAAACTTTACATCTTTTGATTGGCTTTTATATCAATTCTTATCTAAGAGGTTTGAAAATGATAGTCGCATTACATTTCATATTCCAGATGGTCCAGATGCTTATTATTCCATCTTTGGACATAAGTATCTTCTTACTCACGGTGACCAGTTCCGTGGCGGTGATGGCGTTATCGGGGCTTTAGGACCAATCGTGCGAGGAGACCACCGTAAACGCTCTAGAAACTCTCAGATTGATATGGGATATGACACTATGCTATTGGGTCACTGGCATCAATTAATTCAATTAGAGAGGCTTATAGTGAACGGTAGCCTTAAGGGATATGATGAGTATGCATATTCAAATAACTTTGGATTTGAACCGCCAAGACAGGCTATGTGGATTACTCACCCTGAACATGGAATAACGTTTAGTATTCCTATTTATGTCGATAAACAAAAGAAGAAGATTGAAAAAGACTGGATAACTTGGAAGTAGTTACCCAATCATAATCACTTAAAATCCTTGGAGTTCATTACAGCCTTCTGTAATGCTTGAGACATCATTTGGAGTACTGTCTCTAGTTCTCCAATAGTTTCACCGCCTACCGTAGCATTACAATGCCCCATTGGCTTTCCCAAAGTATCGTAATATACCTCACAAATCTCCAAGTATTCCTCTTCTGTTTCTTTATCTTTATGCTTGACAACTCTATAGTTCCACATCTTTATTCTCCTTGAGTTCAGGTTTGATATATGACTCAGACGTTTGTAATGCTCGTTTTATTATTGCAAGGAATCCTTCGCCGATTAGATACTCCTTAGCGTCTTCATCCATGTCCAATGTGCAGATAGCACCGCCGTCTTCCAACTCTTTAATCATTTTCACTTCAATATTCATTTTTTTTCCTCGTGTTTTTGGGTTAATTGATACTTCAAGTCTTGGTTTGCTAAACGTAAATCCATAATCTGTTCTTCTTGTTGTCTAATAATTGTAGCTAGTTTATGGTTCTGAGCCTCAAGAAAAGTACGTTCAGCCATCAGAGTTTTAATTATATCTTCAGTCATTTCTTTCCTTTCGTTGCTTTAATGGCTACGGGTGTTGCTTTCTTGGCAACGTCTTCTTTCTCAATCTTATTAAACTCCATTGCATCTGCGGATAAATCTTCCAGCTTTTGAATGTATACGTCAAGCATTTCGGCACAACCCCATAGCGGGCTACTATAAGAATTATCCTGAACATTCTCAGCCACTAACTCAATAATTGATTTAATTGATTCAATCCTAAAACCAACTGACTCAATCTTATTTGCTAAATCCCAATAACTCATCATTCCCCCCTATAAATAAATAAAATTAAAAAACACACAACTAATATAGAGCCAATAACATATTCTTCCACCATACTTCCTCCTAAAATTGATACCTATAAGTTAAAAAATAAACTACAAAATGATGCCTATAATGCACAAAAACGTTAACAAATGTACAAAATGTGTAACAAACCACACATTTATTCAAAATTCATGAATACCGAATGATTCATAAATAACTCCGTATAAATATAAGGACCCATTTATACACCCAAATATACCCAATATTCCCTAACGGGAAATAAAATGCACTTTTCCTGATTAATACTCAATATATTACCTATCGGTAAATTTCAACATCAAACACAAAAACGTACAATTACTTGGAAACCATAACTTTTTCTAACACTTATACACTTTTTCGTACAAATCTACATTTACCCTAACTTTTTGTAGGGTTTGTGTTAACCACAGGTGTTACCCTGTATTGTTGGACTACAGGCTTTAGCCAGTATTGCCCGTGCGAAATCTATTTGGTAGTGATGCCAATTCTTGTAGTCTTTGAACACTTCATCTGCCACCCTCCTTATTTCCTCATCTGTTAATGGCTTTACTAATTCTTCTTTTGTATATGGCTCGCCTGTTTCTTCATCAACTCCAATAGTCATCCTAACTAAATGTGTTCTTTCAATCATTCCTTCACCCCCGACAGTTCTTTCATACGCATTAACAACTTAGCCAATGGTTCAATCATCATGGCACGAGTACAACTAATGTGTACAGGGTTAAACACTCGACCACTATCCGACTCCTCTTCGTAGTTTAAGTAGTCCTCAAAGAATGACTTGACTAGGGTTTGTAGTTCAGCTTGTTGACGTAGCATGATGGCAGCTTCTTCCATCCAATTTACATTAAACCCTCTTGGTGATTCGGCTTTGTAATGCTCCATAACTTCATTCGCAAGTTCATTTGCTGTCATTTTCCTAATGCCTTTCTAAAATGGTCATCGTATCTGCGTTCCATTTCTTCAATCTTTTCTTTGTACGGTTTCAACGATTCTATCTCGGTATCTTTTACTAAAATTTCAGATTTAAGTCGATTGATTTCTAATAATAAATGCATAGTGTTTTCACTCATCTTCATCCTCCACAACAAAGTCCAAGTGTCCTTTAAAATTAAACCCACAGCCACGCAAGAAGTCCTCAAAGTTAGCCACAATTTCATCTAGCATGACCGCCTTAAACTCCATCCCCACGTTGGCTTGGTTATCTTCCATTGGTGTGCCATCGGGTTCTTTTGCAAATGTAAATATCATTTCTTAGTAATCCAATAAAATAATTTAACTGCCAATCTAAACCATAGAGGTACATTAGGTTTAATCTCTTTTTCTTCAACTAACTTAGGTTCGCCATACAAACTTCTTGGGTCATGCCAACCGAATGTATATTTCTTTTTCATTGTTCTCTCGCTTTCATCATTGCATCAGCCATTTCATATGCCAACTCTGCAACTGCGACTGTGCAAAAATTATTTGTATCAGAATTGGCAATAATCCCACCAACTACTTTACCTGCAAAATAATCTCTTAAATTCATGCCTAATTCTTCTTTTTTATTAATTAAACTAATACATGGAAACGCTTTCATTTCTTCCTCGCTATTCTGCAATCTGCTTTCTGTTGTGGTGTGAAGTCAGGGCTAATCTCCGACAGTTCACAGTTCTTTGTACCCCAATGCGTTTGCTTGTCAGGCATGGCTACATACACCATACAAAACACCGTAAAAAATAAACAAACAGTTAAAAAAACCACTTGTACAAGTGTTTTCATAGATTAGTTCCTTTGCTTTTGTTATATAAAGTAAACTCATTTACTTCATATTTCATTTCTCTACCGTTTGTCCATATAGCATTAACAAGGTCACCGGACACATAAAAACAACCTTCCATTGTGTAGCCTTCGGATGTGTACATAAACATTCTGTTTAGTCCGTTATATGTTTTCCCTTTGTCTTTACAAACCTCATCGGTTAAAACAATCTTGCCACCTGCGTTATTGGGCATCCAAGCAATATTTTCAGAATTTGCTACACAACTTACAAAACATAATCCAATTAATAACTTTTTCATAGCATTGCATCCTCCATATTCTTTAGTACTTCCTTTTCTTTCTTTGGCGGTCTGAAAAACTTCATAGTCCAACCATAGAACTTAACAAAATGCTCGGCTTCCTCTTTACGTTTAACTACACGCATGAAGTCGCCATCTTCATCATATAATCTGTACACATTAACTCTCCCCGTTTGCTTTTTGATACCAGTTATTTAAAAATTGCTTTAAATCCTCAACAGAACCACCAACTCTTTTAAACATTCCATACTTATTAATAACACAAATATCTTTTACCCTTGCCTGATTGTCATCTGTATCTCCCTCAATAATTAATACAGTATTCATTTCTTGCTTGGCTAAATTAGTTAATAATATTTCTTGCCCCAACTTCATTGTTTCATTCGGTCTTTTCCATTCACCAAAAAGAAAATGACCCTTACGTTCAAATACCATATCTATATTGCACGGCATAGCCTTAGGGTTAGATGCAATCAACCCACGCAAAAAACCAAAATCTACATGGGTAGCCCTACTATTTTTCATTGCAGGTTCAAACATTCCTTATCCTATCAATTTCTCTAGATAAATACCACTGGGCTTTCTCTAAATCTTCCAATGTGTTGTTTTTATGCTTTGCTCTTGATATGTATTTAACAACATTACCCAAGTGATAATTCAACTCTTTGGCTTCAATGAAATCTATCGTCTCAATCCCGCCCGTTTTATAGTGCGGTGGTTGATTGATAATATCTACTTGCTCAGGAATGGGTGGTTCAAAAGTCATTGGCTCATATTGTTTTCCTGATGCGCCGGTGATTACATCTTTAAATTTTGTCATGGTTTTTTCCTTGATATTTACGAGTACTAAGTTTATTCATACAACTATTACACTTCCATCTTTTAACGCTTTTACTTGCTGTTTCTATTAACTTCATTTCTTCAACTGGTCTATACGTCTGACACGAACCACAAAACTTTTTATCCAACTTTCTTTCTCCTTGCTTTTACAATGCCTTCTTCTTTTACTTCCAACTCTTCCATCAAGGCATCAATCATGCGGACTGACTGTACAGGAATTATTGTTGGAGCATAGTCTCCATTAATGATATATCCTTGCATAGCCATAATTGCGCCCAATGCCCGCATATATTCTTTATCTTCGAGGTTCATTGCATCTCCAATTGTTTTACTTGCTCAGTAATAATTTCATCAAGACCAATACCTTTAAATGAAATGTCTTTTATTTCTGATATTTTTTTGATTGTTTTTGTTACATCCCTTATTGCTTGGTTATATCCTGATTGATATTGGTTTCCGCCGTCTAGCATCATACATATAGCATCACGAATTAAAGCAGATGCTTTGCGTTGTTTTGCAAGTAAACGAATTTTTTCGTGATAATCTATGGGTAGATATACGCTATAAGGTATTAGTTTTTTTACTGATTCTTCCATGCGTCAAACCCTTCTTTAAATTTTATAAATGCTTCACAGGCTTCTTTGTTTGTCTTTAGCTCTGCCCTAGAACCTATTTCAAAGTGAAATTTAAACCATTCCGCGCATTCAGCTTCTGTGCGGATATCTTCTTCACAGGAAAATGCTATATAGTCCCAAAAGTCTGAATCTCGACATAACATCCCCGCCATAGAGACTACTGGATTAGTCTTTCTAATTAATGGTTTATCTTCATCATCTAGACGAACCATAACCACCATATATCGAGAACCAACAAAGTCCTTAACCAAGTCATCAGGTATATCATCGGGATGGACTGCGATACTCAGCATATATCCATCCTTTGATTGCCTTAGACCAGTTTTAATTCCTTCAAACTGTATCGAATCCAATTTTTTTCTCCAAGTAAGAAATAATAATTTGAAGTTGATTGTTTTCTTCAATTTCTTTTACAAGTGCTTTATTCAAATGCTCACAAAGAAGTTTCCAGTCTGTTGGTTTTTCTTCAGCAAACATTTCTTCTACATCCTTCACAAAATCAGAACGGGATATCTTGGTCATCTTCTTCTACCTTTTTAGGTTGCTGTTGCATAG